CGTTTGTTGTTGATGCAGTTGATGAAAATGGTATTTCGGATTTGGTGTTTTATGATTCCAATCTGACAATTGGTTTGTTTCCAGATATTACATCATTGTTCGTTGATGGTAATTTCCTGGCTTCTAAGAGGGTGTTGGAGGGCTACAGGATGGTGACTCATTTAGGCGTTCGTTTAGGTAGAGATGCAACTGTAATTCATTCACCCGGAAAGTTTGCATTAACATATAACAGTACAGAAGGCTCAAAGGAACATGATATTTTTATACCTTCAGCAATATCTTGTGTAATAGAGGCGGCAAAAGGAGATTGTGGTAATCCTATGTGTGCTATAGTAGATGGAGAGTTAAGGATAGTTGGCACACACATAGGTTGTACTCAAAGGTTTAATGCGAGGTTTATGGCTCAAGTGGTTACTAGAACAGAGGTTACTGCATGTTTAGAACAGTTGAAACCCAAAGCTTTTGTTAAGCAAATGGCTTCATTACCTGATCTTACTTTAGGTCCAGATAGGTTAGGATTGAATGACTGTTATATATATTATGGGAAGATGGTAGAGAAAACTGCAGGCTTACCCAATAAGACCAAATATAAGGAGTCAGTCATATATGAGCATTTGAGATTACAAGAGAGGGGTGTCCAAATTTTCCAACCAGCAATTCTGGGAAATAAGGATGACAAGAGAACTACTTTGAACACTAGGGAGGTTATGCGTGATATAGCTAATAGAGCGGATGGAGCGATGCTCAATTTACCTAGGAGGCAGTTAGTGAAGTGTGAAGAAGCGTTGCTGGCTATCATGAGAAGAAAGGTGCCGAAGACACCATTGAGAGTTTTAACAGAGTTTGAGGCTTTGAATGGGTGTGGAGAGTTTGTGCACAGGTACCCAGTACAAGGATCAGCAGGATGGCCAGGTAGCTTGGAAAAGCAGCCAGGAGGTAAGGGTAAATATCATTTGATGAAGCAAGGAGAAGATGGGTTCTGGAGCATAACGAGTGCGGCATGTAGAGCCCGATTGGATGCGCATTGGGAGAATTTGCGGAATGGTGTAGTACCATTTGCGGCCTCACCGTTTGTGCCTAAGGATGAGACGTTACCTTTGAGAGAGACTGGATTGAAAAAGACGAGGGGTATTAAAGTTTTCTCATTTGAGTTAAACTTGATATTAAAAAGATTGTTTGGCTCAATGTTAGGGGCTTTTGCGGAGCGATATACCGATGCTCCGTTTAAAACTGGAATTGATGTCTTCTCAGCAGATTGGGATGATCTTATTAGGTACCATGAAGAAGTAGGTGGCCATGGTTTTGATGGGGACATTGCTGGTCAAGAGTTTATGATAAAAGGCGAGATTTATGATTCCTTGGCGAGGTTTACAAAGTCTTTTTACTCTTCTTTTGGATCTAGCACGACACTTGAGGAGGATTTGATGAGGTTAACGATATTGTATGTGCTTTTACATTATTTCATATTGATAGGAGAAGATTTGTTCAGGTCGAAGTTTGGAAACCCAAGTGGTAATTTCATAACAGCATTCCTGTGCGCATTTTGTTCATTCGAG